GAGTTGATTTTTACCAGCAGGATACATATAAGCAACAATTGCATGACCTTTTGGCTTTTGGGTTTTATTATCAATCCAATAATATGTAACCACTTCTGCCCATATATCATATTTTCTTAAACTTTCTCTAAAAGAAATTGCAGTTGGAAGACAAGCATTTTTTTTCATCTCCATCCAAGAATCTGGATTTTTCGGGGTAATCGTGCAAGATGTAAAAATAATACAACCCATCAACAACAAAAATATTTTTTTCACATATTTATTTATCTTGATAATATGATTGCTTTTGTTTTAAATAATTCTTCTTCTTTACAAACATCATATTCTCCATAGTACCATTCTCTTTCAAATGGACCACATAGTTACACATTTTATTGAAAAATATGTTCAGAAAATGTTACTTTTCTTGGGCTAACTACAAAGCCCTCTATTGAGTTCGATGTAAAAACATCATTCCCAAATGCTTTTCTTAAAATATTACCAGAACCATTTATATCAGCATTTATCTTTTTGTTTTTCTTCGTCTGAAACAAACCTCTTTTTATTCTTTTACCAACATAAGTATCATGCTTTTTGATAGTCTCCATGTCAATTAAAGAACATTTAGATGTGTATGCCTCATCAACTTGAACAAAAATGATACCGTTCAATTCACATTTATATTTTAACATATCTATTAGCTTACTATGTGGTATATTTGTGAATGTTTGATTATTCCTTTTTCCTATGTTTATATCATTTTTCCATTGTTTATTATGACCACATACAATCGTATTAATTTCATTTTCAATTGCCATGTTCACAATATATTTTGAAATATTATGAAGATGATGTTTGATTTTATCATTTCTTTTGTTTGTAAGCCTAATAATTTTATCAGATGTATAAACATTTTTAGGAAGTTCTGATTGATATTTTGATTTCTTTTTATTGTAGAATTGATTTATGCTTTTCAATGTTTTACCGTTAATCAGTCTTGGATTGAATCCAGCACGATTTGATGTTATAGCGCAGAGATTATTAACGCCTAAATCAATTGATAAAAAGTTTCTGTTACATTTATTTTTTGGTTTTACTTCTTTTTCATATACTATTTCTATTACATATTGTTTATTTTTTGGTATGATTCTCACTTCCATTACATTTTGTTTATCGCATGGAATTTTGAGATTGGTTTTGGATGGAACTATGAGTCCTTTTTTTAATTCCTTTTTGGAAAATGCTTGATTATTGTAAATTAAAATGTTTCTACCTTTTGTTTTGTGTTTATATTTTGGGAGAGATGGTTTTCCTTTGAATTTATCTGGACATTTTTTCCATTCTTTAATTGCTCTGAAAAATGATTTCCAATTTCTGTCAAGATTCATTAAAACTAATTGAGAAACCTTACTTGGAAGTGCTTGAAAATCAACATTATTTTTCAAATCATTAGCTAATTGATGGTATCTGATCCATTTTCCATTATTGATAAATTCGTTTCTTATGATATAGTTTCCAACATTATAAAGGTTTTTGGACAAAAAACACAATTGATCTATTTCTCTATAAAGAGAGTTTGAAGATTTTATTGTTGTTTGTTGAGTCAAAAACATTGTATATATACAATTATTTAGTCTTGACGAATCAACTTTTTTAGATAAAATGAAAAAATTCTATAAAATTAAATATTTTTCAATTAAAAATATGAAAGAATTAGAATACTTCCATTTGTTTTGTACCAATCGGAACAGTATATCCTCCTTCGTAACCATCTACGAGTACGAGTGTTTCCGGATCTAGTTTTTGTAATACTTCAATTAATTCTTTAGCTTTCATAGTTTTTCTCCATTAATTTAAACCACTGCATTTTAAGAATTTCCTTGTTATCTAAAACTGAAAAAGCATAAGATGAATTTTCACCATAGTTTCTTTTTATCATTTCAGCTTGTTCTTTTCTAGATGGAACTTTCCTGATATCATGCACCATTTCTAAAATATTGTCAATGTATTTTTTTGACTTTTCACCAGCATTGCATATTCTTGTTATAAGATCTTTTAACTGTTCTGCTATTTCAAAATCAAATTCAACAACTATCTTATCGTAAAAAGCATCATACGCTGGCATTCCAGAATCAATATAATATTCAATTAAATTGTTTTTAGAATTTAATTGAGATTTGATTCTATGTAGATAGAGGTATCTCAGAGATTTTACTTTTTTTAGAACTTGCCCACTGTTACCATAAATTACAACTCCTTCCCCCTTTTCCCATTTTTGAACAGAATCTACCATTTCTTTAATGGTATTGAAATTATAACTTTTGGGTCTTTCCACATTCCATTCTTTTGCAAAAAAATCTACTTCTTTTTTTGATAAGTAGGAATAATCAAAATGATTGATAATTCCAGTTACCCATAAAGTTGGATCTGATGCCTCTTTTTCGACTATAACATTTTTAGGAGAATACCACTCTGTTAAAATAGAATATCCTTCACCTCTCAACATTTCATTATCAAACAAAACGGGATACTTTTCTTTTAATATTTCTATTTCATAACCATTATCCAAAATGGATGCATCGGCAGTTCCCCTAGTTCTAACTATCAATTCACCTTTAAATTTAGAAATCACAAGAGTTGATCCATCCATCTTATGAATGAATTCCATATTTTGATTCAAATCCAAAGGTTCAAAATCAGGCTTTTCTTCTAAATTTGTAAATTTTTTAAAGGATGCAGAAACAAGATGACCGTCTTCTGTCCATATAGAAGAGCGAAATATTTTGTTATCATCGTTCCAATCAATTTCCATCTTGTTTGGAAAAACAAGTTTACATTTTGTGTTTGCTATTAAACAGTCTCTTACACAAAATTCTTCTGTTAATGGGAATTCTGAAATTTTCACTTGAAAGAATCCATGCTCCAGATCTCATTTATATCAAGCAATTTGTGCATACATCCATTGATTCTTTCTGTGACAGATGTGTGGAAATGCCCATAAAGATGCAATGATGGTTTACACAATTTAAATATTTCATTCATTACCGCTCTTTCATCAGTTAAATCTTCTAACAAGTATGCGTCTTCTCTAGCCCATCCATACACCATTTCATTGAATTGTTGGGGGAAACACCAAGATGGTGCAGTATGTGTAACTAAAATATCAACTTTTTGACATTTATCTTTATCAAATACTAGTTTTTCATCTTTCCAATAAGACACTCCTTCTTTTCTTCCTGTACGATCAATAGATATAGCGCCACCTATAAATTGAATAAGTTTAGAATCGTGTTGGTAAACCGAGTAATCTTCGATTAATTCGAAATTACTCAAACTTATTTTATTAAGTTCTTGAAAATAAAAAGGATCTGAATGATTTCCTCTTATGCTTTTGTATTCTATATTGTTTTTTTTAAAACGATTATTTAAAATATCAAATTGTCTTAATTGTTTTTCTTTTGAAATGAATCCCTCTCCACCATCTCCAACACAAATAATATAACAATTTTCTATTTTTTTAGTTTCTATAATATCAAAAACAAAATCCCACTGCCCATGATGATCTCCCAAAAATAAAATAGGCTTTTCTTTGTCTAAAATTTTAATTTTACCACTCATCTTCGTCGTTTCTTTCTTCTATAAATTTCTTTTCTTCTTCTATTTTTTCAATCAAAATCTCTTTTAATGTTTTCAATGCATCGTCGTAAGATAAACATTCTATGTCTTCAAAATCGTGTAAAATGTAACCATGGTGTTGAACTGTATAAACTGGAGACAATCCATAGCTCCACTTTGTTTCTATATACCAATGGCAATCTTTATTTTTATGGTGATCTTTACCTATAAGGTGATACCACTCATCGGTTAATTTTGTAATTTCACTTATAAGCCAATCCATGTGATTCTAAATATTCAGTAAACATTAAACCAAAGTCTGCATTTTCATTATAAATGTAATCAAATAACCAAGTATCTAGATCATCATCAATATTGAGATCATCTAAAAGATCGTTATAGTATTGTTCCTGAACTTTTTGTAATTTATTAATAAACTCTTTTGTTTCTATAATTGCATCATCAGGATGTTTTTTCGATTTTGTGTAGTTTTTTTCGTTCATGTTAATTCATATGGTTCTTCTACGATTACATAGTATGTTCCGGAAACTTCTTCTATTCTTGTTTTGTTTCCTGTAGGTAGGGGCTTCTTTTTAAAACAAGAATACACCACATTCCATGCCTTTTCGTAATCTTTATTATCCATTGCTTTCCTCATGGATTCTTGCTTACCTTGAGGTATCCTAAATTCTTTTTGAGGTTTCCAATATCCTTTAATTGAATCTAGAACTTTCGGTGCAGATATTCCTGAAATTTCCAAAGGACCATCACCAGAGACATCACATATACGTCTCATCCC